TAAGGTGTTCACCTCCATCACTATCTTCGTGTAATCTTCTATGTTCAAGTTTACCTGTATTAGGATTCTTCATAAAGAACAGGCTTTGTTCATACCCTTTGTTATCCATAGTCACTTGGTCAGCAGGATAGCCTTCATCATAAGGTCCGACTTTTTCTTCTCCAGCCCGCATCTGGGCGAAAGCCTGTTCAAATATATCAGCCTCTTCTGACTCCTCACCTTTGATACCTGTCTTGAAATGATTTTTGCCGTGAAGCAA